TTCAAATGAGTGGTGTATTAGATTACGCTCCTGCTCTTGCTACAAACCTAAATGTTGATGACACAGGAAATACTTTCGCTGGTGTATTAAATGGTAAATTTAAAGTTTACATTGATCCATATAGTGCTAACATTTCTGCTTCACAATTTTATGTTGTAGGTTACAAAGGAACTTCACCTTACGACTCTGGTATTTTCTATTGCCCTTATGTACCATTACAAATGGTAAGAGCTGTTGGTCAAGATAGTTTCCAACCGAAAATTGGTTTCAAAACTAGATACGGTATGGTTGCTAATCCTTTCGCAACAACTAACGGTGCTGGTGCAATCGATTTAACATCGCCTGCAGCTGGTGACCAGAATGTTTATTACAGACGAGTTAAGGTTACGAACATTATGTAATTTTACTTTACTGTAAAACACTTTAAAAGGGGGCTTCGGCCCCCTTTTTTTTCGTCTAAAATTCATTATAAATAGTAGTATGACAGATACAAACATAATCGATAGACAACCTTCTAAATTTGACTATGCAAGTCCGATTCAGTTTAGGTTTAAAATGACTAAATTGCCTAATGTAGAATTCTTTGTACAGACAGCAAACATACCTGGTATATCTTTAGGTTCAACAAACCAAGAAACACCTTTAAAAGATATTGCTGGCGCTGGCGATAAAGTAAATTACTCTACTTTAGATGTGTCATTTCTAGTTGATGAAAATTTAAATAACTACAAAGAAATACACGACTGGATTATAGGTCTAGGATTTCCACAAAACCACGATCAATTTAAAACTTTACAAGGAACAGGTGCTGATAGATTTCCTGGCACAACTTCAAGTACAGCTGCAACAGGAACAAGCATAGCACAACCTCTTTCAGAAGGTGGTATATATTCAGACGCTACACTTACAGTTTTAAATAATAAGAATATTGCTAAGACGGAAATAAGATTTCAAAATGTTTATCCTATATCTTTAGGTTCATTATCTTATGATATCAAAGCAAGTGATGTTGACTATTTGCAAGTACAGGCAAGTTTTAATTATATGTATTATGATATTGTACAAGTATCTTCTTCATAGTATAAAACAATATAGGATGATTTTTGATGAAAACTTTAACATGGATCGACACGGCTGTCTGCCTCGGTAATGGGCAATCAAGACAAGGCCTAGACCTCACAAAGATGAAAGACTATGCAACTGTAATAGGTTGTAATGCAATCTATCGAGATTTCACTCCTGATATTTTGGTGGCATTAGATTCAAGAATTGCACACGAGATATATCGTAAGGCAAATCTTAAAGACATGAAAGTTTATTTAGGTTACTGGACGCCTGTACCTATATTTGTTGCAAAAGAAATGATGAAGACAATGGCAGACAAAACTGATATCGTTTGGAATGATAGTGATGAGGTTGTTTATCATGGTGCCGATGGTGTATTCACACTTACAAAGGGACACAATTTAGGTATAACTTATGTGACAGGAGTTTCAAAAGGAGATGAGATAATAGATATTGAGCCAGATGTAGATAATTTTGCATATGCAACAGGTAGTCGATCAGTACATCTTGCTTGTGAATTAAATGCCAAAGAAGTTTACATAGTCGGACATGATCTATATTCTGATACCGATAAGGTAAATAATATATATGCTGGTACAGATAGTTATGCCGATAAAGACGCATTGGCAGCTAGACCTAATAATCCAGATGAAACATTTAATTGGATACTACAACATAAGAATACATTTGATAAGTTTCCTAATACACAATTCTATAAAGTAAATAGCAATACGCCTGGTGATTTTACCGCTTTAGAAATACCTGAATGGAGTTCGTGTGCTAACTTAAAATATATAACACAAGAAAAAATGCTAAAACAGCTTTACAATTAACCGAAAAAATGATATAATACCAGTATGACATTAGAAGAATTACAACAATCAGTTAATAAAGACTTTAAATTAGATGATACCGAATTAGACGCTGAATCAATTAAGATACCTTTATTACATAACAAATATTTACAACACTTTAATAAGTTTTCTTTATTACTAAAGAAGTCTGAATACGAACATAAAACTATGACAAGAGATAAATGGGAATACTACACAGGTAAAGCAGACCCTAGTGTGTATCAAGAGAAACCATTTGACATAAAAGTATTAAAGGCAGATGTACATATCTATATGGATTCTGATCCAGAATTACAAAGAGCAGATCAGAAGGTTGCTTATCTTAATCAAATAGTTAAATACCTTGAACAAGTTTTAAGAAGTATTAATAATAGAACATTTTTAATTAAGAATGCTATTGAATGGAAGAAATTCACTAGTGGTGCAATCTAATGGAACATCAAGAAATATTCCCAACACATCTTTTTATTAAAGACGATTACATTGATCTCGATAGAGTTAATGTTATGAAAGATGATGTAATGAATATATTATATAAGAATAAACCTAATTGGCAATCAGTTTTCAATCTGGATAAAAGTATAATGTATAAAGCATTAGCAAAAGATATTGTTATATCTGCATTTGAAATATTTAATAGATTAGATTATAAAGCAGACAAAATAGAAATAACTGATATGTGGGCAAATGTACTAAAAAAGAATGAAACTCATCAGCCACATAATCATTCAAACAATTTTTTAAGTGGCGTTTTTTATTTAAACGCTGACGACACTATGCCTGGTATTACTTTTCAGGACCCAAGACCAGGTGCAAATATTATACTACCGAGAAAAAAAATGGATCATATAAACAACGCAAGCCTATTACATTATAAAGCAAAAACAAATCGAATAATTATGTTTCCATCTTGGTTAGTACATTGGGTGCCTATAAATCTATCAACGAATAATCGTATAAGTATATCATGGAATATACAGGTAAAAGGGCAACTAGGTGAACACTACGAATTTCAATCGGGACAATTCTAATCTCATCATCATAGAAAAGAAAAACGAAGTTTACATTACGGTAAACTGCGAGTCGGATATACAAAGAGAGATATCGGAGTTTTTTACTTTCTATGTACCAGGGTATAAGTTTATGCCAGCATTTCGTAATCGTATGTGGGATGGTAAGATAAGATTATTCTCACAAAAAACAAAAGAAATTTACTTCGGACTATATCCATACATCAAAGCATTTGCTGAAGAAAGAGGATACAATATAGTTGCTGGCAAAGATGTAGAGATAGATAATAAGGTTGACAAAGAAACGGTAACTAAATTTTCAAATAGTTTAGGTCAAAAATTTGAAGCAAGAGATTATCAGATAGACGCTATATATCATAGTTTAAAACGCAATAGGGCGTTGCTAGTGAGTCCTACGGCTTCAGGTAAGTCATTCATCATATATTCTTTAATTCGTTATTACTCTCATCTAATTAAGGATGATGATAATAATCGGACTTTATTAATTGTACCTACAACATCATTAGTAGAACAAATGTATACCGATTTTGAATCATATGGTTGGAATGTAAAGAAGTATTGCCACAGATTATATAGTGGTTACTCAAATCAAACAGACAAAAAAGTCTTAATATCTACATGGCAAAGTCTATATAAGTTGCCAAAAGAATACTTTAAACAGTTTGGTTGTGTGTTTGGTGATGAGGCACATTTATTTAAATCTAAATCACTTACAGAAATTATGACTAAACTACTTGATTGTAAATATCGTATTGGTCTTACAGGTACTTTAGATGGTGCTCATACACATAAGTTAGTATTAGAAGGACTATTCGGCGCCGTAAACAAAGTGACTACAACTAAAAAGCTAATGGATAAGAAACAGTTAAGTAATCTGGCCGTGAGATGCTTGATTCTTAAACATAATGAAGCCAATTGTAAAATAGTTGCTAACGGTAAGTATCAAGACGAGATAGACTATCTAGTCAGTAGTAAAGCTAGAAATAATTTCATTCGTAATCTAGCACTTAAAATAAAAGGCAATACATTAGTTTTATTTCAGTTAGTAGAAAAACATGGTAAAGATTTATTTAAAAGTATAGAAGATAAAGCGGAAAAAGATCGAAAGGTTTTTTATATATATGGTGGTGTCGAAACAGAAGAAAGAGAAAAGGCAAGAGCCATAGTAGAGAACGAAAGTGACGCTATTATTGTAGCAAGTTATGGTACTTTTTCAACAGGTATTAACATTAAAAATTTACATAATATAATCTTTGCAAGTCCATCAAAGAGTAGAATAAGAAATCTACAATCAATCGGTAGAGGTTTAAGGCTAGGCGACAATAAAGTCAATGCTACTTTATATGATATAGCAGATGATTTAATTTATAAGTCTAAAGAAAATTATACCTTAAAGCACTTCCAGGAAAGAATAAATATATACAACGAAGAAGAATTTGATTACGAGATACATAATATTAACCTAAAGGATTAAAATGGATAATACAGATTATCGTATGGTAAAATTAACTGATGGTACTACTATTATGGGTACTATTAAAGTTGATAAAGATTTCTTACGAATCACAAACGCATTAGAATTAAATACAGTAAAAAGGGAAACTGAAGTGGGTATGAAAGATGACTCTACTTTAGCACCTTGGTTACCATTTACAGATGATAAAACATTTGTAATCCCTAGAGATAAAATATTAGTAATTACCCAAGCGGACAAACACATATCACATTATTATGAAGTTATATTAAGTAAGTTAGAAAAAGCAAAACAGAATGCCAAACCTGTGTTATCTGCCGAAGAAATGGATAAGATATATGCTTTGGCTAATCAGATGGATAGATTAAGAGAAACTGAACCTAAAGAAAATATACAATGGTCAGAAGAAGATTTAATTGATTTATTTGGAAAGAAAACTATACACTAGAAATAGCAGCTAAGCTTCTCCCCAGCGACCTACATAGTCGAGTATAACATACTTCCTAGGACTGTCAAGCATTAGCAAAAAATACTTTAAAGGCTTTACATTTAGTAGCAAAAATGATATAATGAATATATTAATCAAGAAAGATAAATTATGAGTGAAACAAAACAAAGTAAGGCGAAACTGAAACCTCATTATGTAGATAACAAGAAGTTTCTAGGCGCCATGATTGAACACCGTCTTAAATGCCAAAAGGCAGAAGACAAAAAAAGAAAAGCACCTGAAGTGACCAATTACATTGGTGAGTGTTTTTTAAAGATTGCTAATCACTTATCTTACAGACCGAATTTTATTAACTATACTTATCGTGATGATATGATATCAGATGGTATAGAAAACTGTTTACAGTACATGAGAAACTTCAACCCAGAAAAATCTAATAATCCATTTGCATATTTCACACAAATTATATACTATGCATTTATCAGAAGAATACAAAAAGAAAAGAAACAGCAAGATGTTAAGGCTAAATTGATTGCTAGTTCTGGTAGTGAAATGATGTTAGATTCATTAACTGGCGATGACGCTCAATATAAAAATCAGATGTTAGAATTCTTACAAAGAAATGTAAAAGAAAGTGACCCAGCTGAACCTAAAAAAGTAAAGAAGAAAAAGAAAAAATATACGAGAGAAATCCTATGACAGGAGTTATTCGTTGGAGATATACAGATGAGTCACCTGACAAATTTGGTTGGCCGAATTACGGCAGAATATTAAAGGAGAAAAAACAAGATAACAATGCCAGCTTTGAAGGCATCAGCGAAGAAGAATTTAATAAGAAACATATGAAAGCACTTGCACAAGCAGATCCACATAATTTTAAAAAGAAGAAAAAGAAAAAATAGATAATGAAAATAGCGTTATTGAATGATACTCACTTCGGTGTGAGAAACGACAGTATGATCTTTGATGACTTCTTGCATAAGTTTTACAAGGAAGTATTCTTTCCATACCTAGAAAAACATAATATCAAAACACTTATTCATTTAGGTGATGTGGTTGATAGAAGAAAGTTTATTAATTTTAGAGTTGCAGATAACTTTAGAAAAGGTTTTTTAAACAAACTATGGGAAATGAAGATAGATACTCATATGTTAATCGGTAATCACGATATCTATTTTAAAAATACAAATAAAGTAAATTCATTACAACAATTATGTACAGCACCTGATGGTGTCAACGAACCTTGGATATATGTAGAACCTAAAGTAGTTGACTTTGATGGTTTAAAGATATTAATGTTACCTTGGATAAATCCTGAAAATCAAGAACAATCATTTGATATGCTAAACACAGCACAAGCTGATGTCTGTATGGCCCATTTAGATTTAAATGGTTTCTATATGCACGAGAACATAACACAAACACATGGATACGATAAGAGTATTGTAAAAAGATTTGAGAAAACATTTAGTGGTCACTTTCATTCTAAAAGTGATGATGGTCAAATATTTTATTTAGGTAGTCAATACGAAATGACTTGGTCAGATTATGGTCAAACAAAAGGCTTTCATATATTTGATACTGAAACAAGAGAAATAGAATTTATACCTAATCCAAATACCATATTTGAAAAATTAATGTACAATGATACCGAAACAAACTATGATGATTTTAATATAGATCATTTACACAATAAATTTGTTAAACTAATTGTGGTGTCTAAAAAAAACAATGAGATGTTTGATAGATTACTTGACAAGTTATATAATAAAATAACTGTACATGAGTTAAAGATATTAGAAGATTACTCCGACCTTAATGCTAATTTAGTAAGTGATGATGTTGTTGAAGGCACGGAAGATACAATGACACTTGTAAACAATTATGTAGATCAATTACCAGTTGATTTAGATAAAGATAAATTAAAGAATATGATTAAAGAAACATTTGTGGAAGCACAAGATAGTGATATAACAACAGAATGATAGTATTTAAAAAAGTAAGATATAAAAACTTTCTATCAACAGGTCAACAGTTTATAGAAGTACAATTAGATAGATCAGCCAAGACATTAGTTGTTGGTGAGAACGGTGCAGGTAAATCAACCATGCTAGACGCATTATGTTTTGGTTTATTTCAAAGAGCATTTAGAAATATTAAAAAAGAACAAATGGTCAATAGTATCAATGAGAAAGATTGTGTTGTAGAAGTAGAATTTATCATTGGTCAAAATCAATATAAAATCATAAGAGGTATCAAACCTAATATATTTGAGATATGGTGTAATGGTGTCATGTTAAATCAAGACGCAGCTGTAAGAGATTATCAAAAACATTTAGAATCTACAATATTAAAATTAAACTTTAGATCATTTACACAGGTTGTCATATTAGGTAATGCTTCGTTTGTACCTTTTATGCAATTGAGAGCTAGACATAGAAGACAAGTCGTAGAAGAAATATTAGATATAGAAATATTTTCTAAAATGAATTTAATGTTTAGAGAAAAAGTTAAAGCACAAGATGAAGTAATTAAACAATCAGATTTTAATTGTCAGTTAATAGATGGTAAGATAGAATCACAAAAAAAACATATAGAAGATATGAGTGGTAATAATCAACAACTGATTGATAAAAAACAAATAGAAATTAGACAAGCACAAACAGATATAGATAATTACAAGTTAGACATAGACAAAGTAAATAAAGAAAAAATTGAATTACAAAATGAGATATTAGATGAAACTAAAATAAATAATAAGTATAAACAACTTCACAATATGGAAGCGAAGTTAGAAAATACTTGTAGTAAACACAAGAAAGATTTAGAGTTCTTTGAAACTCACAACGATTGTCCTACCTGTCAACAGGCTATAGATGAGGCATTTAAATCAACAATGATTGATAAGAAGAAGAACAAGGTCATTGAAATAGATAGTGCTATGGGTCAGTTAGTAAAAGAAATCACGACTACCGAACAAAGATTACATAGTATAAATGAAACAATGGTCACAATACGAGAAAAAGAATTATTGATTAATAGATACGAAACATCCATATCAGAAATTGAAAAGTATATGACCAATAAACAAAATGAAGTTGATGAATTAGAAGATGACAAGTTTACCACTGGCGCTGCAACAGGTAAACTAGAAGAATTACAAGAACAATTAACAAATGCTGAAACAGCAAAAGTTAAACAAAAAGAACAAAAAACTTATCTGGATACTGCTAGATATCTTATGCAAGATACAGGTATTAAGACAAAGATTATTAAACAGTATCTACCGATAATGAATCAGTTTATTAATAAGAATTTAGCAGACATGGATTTCTTTGTCAATTTTACTCTTGATGATGAGTTCAATGAAACAATTAAATCTAGGCACCGTGATGAATTTAACTATCACTCGTTTAGTGAGGGCGAGAAGTTAAGAATAGATTTGGCAATACTATTTACTTGGAGAGAGATTGCTAAACTTAAAAACTCTACAAATACAAATCTATTAATATTAGATGAAATATTTGATAGTTCATTAGACGCTTCAGGTACAGATGAGTTTATGAGAATATTAACAAACAAACTAGCAAAAGAAAATGTTTTTGTTATTTCACACAAAGGTGATACTTTATTAGATAAGTTCCCTAGTATATTAAAATTTGAGAAATATAAAAACTTTACAAGGATGGCATAATGGCTGAAAAACTAACACCAGAAAAGATAGAAGAAATCGCTAAAAACTTTGAGAAGATACAAGATAAAAAAATACCTATAATCAAAGGCGAGAAAGAAACAGTTAAACTAGACTATGGTAGTTTAGATCAATTAAGACCTGAAAATAAACCAAAGGCACCAGAAAAAAGAATATTACCTCTAATACCACCTAGTGATCCTAGATTGTTAATGCAGATTGCACCTTTTATAGATGACACATTAAAAGAGTTTGACTTTAAAGATAGAGTTGATCTATCAAAAGTAATGTATGATAGTATGGTTAAGTATGGTGGTCTAGGTCTTTCTGCTAATCAAGTAGGTTTACCATATCGTATGTTTGTTATGGGAGGCCACCCACAAATAGAAGATGGTAAAGTAAGATCAGTATTCAATCCATTAATCAATGATGTAAGTAAAGAAACAGTACAGTTTAAAGAAGGTTGTTTATCTTATCCTTTTTTATTTTTAACTATTACTAGACCTAAATGGTGTCATGTAAAATATACAGATCAACATGGTAAAGAGATTGAAGAAATATTACATGGTATGTCAGCGAGGGTATTTCAACATGAAAATGAACATATGAATGGTTATGTATTTACTGATTTAGTAAGTAAGTTTAAATTAGATCGTGCTGAAAAAGCAAGAATGAAAATGATTAAAGAATTTGCAAAAGGTGGTGCTATACGATAATGCCTATACCTAAACAAAAATATATTCAATTAAAAGCAATGTATGACTTTCAAAGAAAAGTAGAATACAATAAAGAAAAGTTAAGAAAAGCAGTAGAAGTTATGTTAGATGAACCAGACATTTTATTTAATGATATATGGAGTAGAATGAAAGAAGATGAAATGATAGAGGCACCAAAAGATTGGGTACCAAAAAATGATAAACTTAAAATAGAAGGAGAAGAATGAGTAGTTTTAAAGACAACTCTGGTTTAGAAGAACACAAACCTAAAGCAACCCAGGCTGAAAGAGATGAACAAATGAAAAAGTTTTTAGCGAAGGGGGGAAAGATTGAAAAATTAAAACCAGGTTACCCTATTAATGTAGGTAGTTTAGATAAGAGTAAGAAACCAAGATATACAAAAGATGATGTACAACAAGGCCTTGCAGTTGGTAAAGCACCTAGACCTAATTACGATACATATAAAAAGGGATCATATCACGACTTTGATGTAGGGGGTGATAAACCACCTGTGTGGTATCCACAACCAAAGAATCCTGTAGGAGGCAAATGATAAAAGAATTAAATATAGAACCATATAAAAACTCATTAGAAAAAATATCAACATTTTTAGATAACTTTGAATTTAAGAAAGTTAAAACAAAATACACAAAGGGTGATGATTGGACTGCATTATCTTTTCATGGTTATGGCAACCACCCTTTAGATATATTAAAACCTGGTGTATTAAAAAGTAAAGTAAAGATAGATACAAAATTACAATACACAACTTTAATCAATCTTGAAGAAATGAAACCCATACTTGAAATACTAGATAAACTTCCTTGTTCATACGAGAGAGTTAGATTTATGAAATTAGCAAAGGGTAAAGTTATTGGTAAACACTCCGACAAAATAGATAAAGATATTGATAGTGGTAAAATAATTAGAATACACATTCCAATTCGTACAAATAAAAATGTTATATTTACTCTATATGAAAATACCAAAGATAAAAAAGGATTAGAACATAATCTCAAAACTGGTCACTTTTATTATACAGATGTTAGTAAACCACACGCTGTCCGAAATACATCAAAAGAAGACAGAATCCATTTAGTAGTCGATTGTAAGGCAAATTCAACCCTTAGGACTCTCATAGCTTGACTAGGACCGTGATCTATGATATACTATGAAGTATGTATCACGCAGTAGAATCGGACTTTGAGAAAGTAAAAGAAATCTTTTATTCACATAAGAAATGGTTTCCTCACATTAGAACCGACTATATGAAAAGAATGATTGCCAAAAATAATTTAATATTAGATAATGGCGTTGTGATTACATATAACTTCTACAAAAGAAAACAAAAGGTAGGAGATATTCAAGCATATAAAGACGATTGTATTCTTCATCAAATTGCAGCCAAGAATAAAGGTACTGCTAGTGATGTATTACAAAGATTTTTTAAGTTCGTTAATAGACGAGTTTATTTAAGTGTAAGAAGTGATAACGAAATAGCAAAGAATTTTTATTTAAAAAACAATATGAAACAAATAGGGAAAACAACTTGGGCAAAAGGAACATTGCCTGGAGATGTTTATGTATATAATGAACACACAGATTAATAAAGTCACACCAGCACACGGACTATCATGGTATCTTAAATGGCTATCATCAATAATACTAATACACGCTATGGCATTTACAGCACTAGATATGTATCCTTATAATATGTATTTACAATTTGCAGGTGTCACAGGTTGGTTTTTTGTTGGTATGATGTGGCATGATAGGGCATTAATAGTTTTAAATTCAATAGGTCTAGTATTTCTAGGTATGGGTATATTTAAATACCTTAATGAATGTACAGATTGTATGATACCTCTATGACAGACGATCTAATTTTACAACAAGCACATGATGATTGGAAACAAAAAGGTTTCCCTTATTACCCTAAAGATAGAAAATGGCGTGATAATATATTTAATCAACTAATCAATTTCAAAAGAGATACCCTAGTCGATAGAAAGAATAAAATCATAGGTCAAGCACCACACGCTCTTAATCTTGCATGGTCTTACATGGAACACGCATGGGGAATTAAGTGTGGTAAAATGAAGACACCTATGGAAATATGGAATGATGAAGAACATCTTAAAAAAGGATTAAACAAGATACTATCAGGCACTTTCTTTAAACAGAAACCTGCTCATATGATTACAGAATCAGATATGCGATCTATGTTGAGAAGATACACAGGCACACAAATGGTATCTAACTTTAGACCTACGGCTGCGGCTGTAATGTATGATATCTTTGTAGATAAAGACAGTCCACTTGAAGGCACAACAGCAGGTACAGTATGGGATCCTAGTATGGGTTATGGTGGTCGTTTATTAGGTGCAATATCAGCAGGTGTTAATTACATAGGTACTGATCCTTGTGTACCAACATATAAAGGATTAGAACAAATTAGAAATGAGTATGGTCATAAACATTTATCATACACATTATTAAAACAAGGTAGCGAAACATACATACCAGAAGACAATTCATTAGACTTTGTATTTACAAGTCCACCTTACTTTGGTTGGGAAGCATATGGTGATGAGCCAGAACAATCAAGTATTAAATTCTCTACGAGTGATATGTGGAAAGAGAAGTTTCTTAAACAGACTATTGCCAATGCATACAAAGGTCTTAAATCAGGTAAGTTTTTAGGATTGAATGTTGCAAATACAAAACAATATAAAACATTTGAGGAAGATACAGTTGACCTTGCAAAACAAGTAGGGTTTACACATACAGATACATGGTGGTTATCATTATCAACTCAACAAGGTGGTTCTGCCGTTTCTACATTAGATGGAGATACTACTGAAACAAAACAAAAACAACAATATATGGGCGAATACAAAAGACCAGATGTATCAGGCCGTAAATTTGAACCGGTATTCATCTTTAAAAAGTAATGTTCTTGTTTTGTTCTTTTACTTATATTCAAAAACCTTAGTATTTACTGACTTTTTTAGTGCTTGACTTTTATGCCAATTCGTAGTAGCATAAGTTATACATTATGAAAAAAAATAAATCACAACTTGCTAAACTTCTTGCAACAGAAAATATTGAAGTACAAGAGAACGCTGTAAAGACTGCTTCTTTTGATGTAAAAAATAGAGTCTTAACAATCCCTACTTTAAAAGAAGAACACAAGTCCAAGCATGTTTACGATATGTTAGTTGGTCATGAGGTTTCTCATGCTCTACATACTCCTGCTGATGGTTGGATGAATATGAAGGATAGATCAGATGAATTCAGATCATTTGTAAATGTTATTGAAGACGCTAGAATTGATAAACTTATTCAAAAGAAATACCCTGGCTTAACGAATGATTACCTATTAGGTTTTAAGAAGATGTATAAAGATAACTTCTTTGGTACTAAAGGTAGACAACAATCAGAATATGCATTGATTGATAAGATCAATATGTATTTCAAATCATCTAAAACTTTAAATTTTAATTTCAATAATAAAGAGAATCATTTTGTAAAACTAGTTGACGCTTGTAAATCATTTGCTGATGTACAAAAACTTGCTGAAGATATACTAGGTTATTGTAAAGAAGAATTAAAAAAGAATCCTCAATTAAAAAAGTCTTATGCACCTAAACAATCAGGTGATGAAAAAGGTGACAATCAAGATTCACAATCAGATAATTCATCTAATAATGATAGTGAAGATCAAAAATTAGATAAGTCTACCGAAGATAAACTACAAGAGTTTCTATCTAAAGAAACTGGCGAAGATAAAAAACAAGATGGTAAAGATAATCAAGTCGGTGCAGGTAAAGGTGCTGACGGTGAAGGTATACTTACATCATTAACTAATGAAGCATTTGATGACGCTGTTCAAAAAATGCAAGATGAGAATACTAGAACACAGGCATATGTTGAAATGCCAAAAGTTAGATTAGAGAAGTTAATCATACCTTACAAAAAATACATTAAAGACTTTGCTGTGTATGATTCAAAATTATCAGATTATGATCAAGTTGCTCTATCTACTGTTAAACAAGATACTGTAAAATTCTTAAAAGATTCTTCTAATGTTGTAAATTATCTTGTTAAAGAATTTGAAATGAAGAAAAACGCTAAGATGTATGCTCGTGCTTCTACTGATAAGACAGGTGTTATTGATCCTAATAAATTACATACATATAAATTCGCTGAAGATATATTCAAAAAGATTACTACTGTACCTAATCAAAAGAATCACGGTATGATATTCTTACTTGATTGGTCTGGCTCAATGCAAAAACATATTTTACCTACTACCGAACAGTTATTAAATTTAGTTATGTTTTGTAGAAAGATTAATATACCTTTTTCAGTATATAAGTTTATGAATCCAGGTAGTAGTTATGATGCTAAAACTAAAGATAATCCAAATCATCCTTTTATAGTAAGTGAAAAAACATTATTACCAGATCAGACTACTAGATTGTGTCAAATGTTTACACATAAACAAAGTAAATCAGATTTTTTAAGATGTGCTCAGAATCTACATAGATCGGCAAAATACTTTGGTGATAGAAGAAGTTGGAATAGAGATCCAAATTATACTAATGCACCTCATATTTCAGATGAGTATTATCTATCATCAACGCCTCTTAATGAGTCTTTGATTGCGATGGATTCTATCATCAAGAAATTTAAGAATGATTATCATACAGACAAGGTTGCTCTAGTGACTTTAACTGACGGCTCTGCCAATTCATTACACACAGCAAACGGTGGTGAAGTAAGATTAAAACTTAATAACAAATATGTTAAGTGTGATTATTCATGGAGAGGTGAGGGTAAAGACCTGACTTATAGATTATTAAAGTATCTTAAAAAGAAATACGACCTAGATACTATCGGTTTCTTCCTTGCAAGTAAATATAGAGATTTAAGATATTTGTTTTCAGTACCTTACAATAAAGAGGCATTGGCAAATTCAAAATTCAATAAAGATAAGTTTATTGCTGACTATAATACTGGTTATGATGTTTACTTCTATGTTAAATCAGATACCAAAGTTGTTAATGAAGTTTATGAAGATACAGCCACTGCCAATAAAAATAAATTAAAAAGAATGTTTATGTCTGGAATGAAAAAAAGACTGAATTCAAGAGTTTTATTAAACAACTTTATTAAGAGGGTTGCTTAATGACAACAGAAGTGTTATATAACAACGGTTTTAAGTGCTTGACTTTATGCCGAAATTATGATAGCCTAATAGTACATTATGAGAAAAAAAAATAATATAAACAAAAGAAAGGACTTATATATTATGGAACTAAATGTAAAACAAAAATCGGTAGTCGATATCTTGTATAAAACATACAAATCGGATACCGTGACTAGACAAGAAATTAATGATCTAGTTAAGAGTAAGAAGATTGCCAATCCTTCGTGGTTGAAATCTGACAAGTATAAAGTAGGTAGAGGAGTTTATAAGTTACCTATGGGTGATGATGAGGTTGCAACTGAAATAGTTGATACTCAAAAATCAGAATCACAGGCGGCATATGTAGTTAGTTCTCTAACTGACAATGTTGTTCCTGCTAAAGACAAAGACTTTGTTACCTTCGGTAACTTTGCTGATGTTAAGAATGTGATAACTTCTAAAAAGTTTTATCCTATATTCATTACTGGTTTGTCTGGTAATGGTAAGACTCTTGCTGTGACACAGGCTTGTGCCGTTGCTAAGAGAGAAATGATAAGAGTTAATATCACGATTGAGACCGATGAGGATGATTTACTTGGTGGTTATAGATTAAGGGACGGTCAGACTATCTGGCAAAATGGTCCTGTGATTGAGGCGATGGAGAGAGGTGCTGTTTTACTTCTTGATGAGATTGACCTTGCGTCTAATAAGATCATGTGTTTACAACCTATTCTTGAAGGTTCAGGAATCTATGTTAAAAAGATTAACAAGTTTGTTAAACCAAAGTTTGGTTTCAATGTAATTGCTACTGCGAATACAAAAGGTCAAGGTTCAGATGACGGTAAGTTTATCGGTACTAATGTTCTTAATGAGGCGTTTCTTGAAAGATTCCCTATTACATTTGAACAAGAATATCCTGCTGCAAAAACTGAACAGAAGATTGTTGCTACTAAACTTAAATCTACCGGTAAGGCAGATGACAAGTTTGCTACTAATCTTGTGACTTGGGCAGATGTAATTAGAAAAACATATAAAGATGGTGGTGTTGATGAGATAATCAGTACAAGAAGACTTGTACATATCGCTGAGGCATACTCAATCTTTAAAAACAAAATGAAGGCGATTGAAGTTTGTACTAACAGATTCGATAATGATACTAAAACATCATTTGTTGATCTATATACAAAGGTTGACGCTGGGGTGTCTGCTGATCAGATACTAGAAGATAAAAAGAAGGCTGAAGAGGCTGAGATTTTATCTGAAAAGAATTCCGATGATAGTGAGGATGGTGAGGACACATTTGAAGTCTAACCTAAAAACTATCCATAATGTAAGTCCGCTTGGGAGAGTAAAATCTCCCAAGTTATTAATTAATGGAAGGAGTGAATATACTTATGCAAAATGTTAAACTAACACCAAAACAAGAATCGTTTGTCAAATTGGCAAACAAGGAAGGTTTTACTACTGAAATTACTAGGAAAGATATTATATCTTTACAAAGTAAACACGGTATCACTAAACCAGCTTGGTTAATGAAGAATACTGCTTATAGAGTAAACAGAGCTTCATATACTTTACCTACACTAGGTCAAGTTGTTGAATCGGAATCTACCGATAGTGAATAAAGACATTATATTGAGGGCGGATTATTCTGCCCTTGATAGCTTGACTATACAATCTAAAAGTGTTATAATGATTACAGAAAGATTTACTTATGAAAATATCTAAAAAAGAACCAAAGAATAAAAAACAAAAAAAATTAAGTGGTACAATTTCTGACTATCCGTTAGTTGAAGTTAAATGGTCTGACGCCACTGGTGACGCTGGTTGGCATGATATTAATAAGGCAATATTATCTAAACCTGCTAGACCTGTATCATTAGGTTATAAACTTCTTCAAACAAAAGAAAAAATTATAATCTTTACAGATTACATTGTAGATGATGAAGACGGAACACTAACAGTAGGTAATGTATCAACTATACCTGCAGCTTGGGTACAAGATGTAACCGAGATAACATTTAAATAATATGGCTGGATATACAATAGAAGTAAGAAATAACAATGTTGAAAAAGCATTAAGAGTCTTAAAGAAGAAATTAATCAAAGACGGTGTTATGAAAGAATTAAAAGAAAGACAATATTATCAAAAACCTTCTTTCAAAAAAAGAGAGAAGAAAAAAGAAAATATTAGAAGACACAAAAAAGATCAAAAGATTAAAGCGC